CTGCCTTTCCCCCCGCTCCGAGCTGTCGAATTTGTACGATACACAGACAGCCTCGGAGTTGTTCGGGATTTTGAGGAATTCACGATTGACTTTGCGGGGGAGCCTGGGCGGGTTGTTTTGAATATTGGCGAGCCGTGGCCGTCAGTTGAGCTAGATCTGGTCAATCCGGTTCATATCCGGTTTAAATGTGGCTATTTGGTGCCTTTTACCGTTTCAAGTGGGGTTGTTTCATTCAAAGACAAGCCTTTTGTTGCTGGTGACATTGTGCGGCTATCGGTATCAGGCGGCAATCTCCCGGAACCACTCGCGGAAACTACAGATTATTTTATAACCGAGACAGGTTTTTCTCTCACGGACGGCGGCGACGATATAGCCCTGACCAGCGACGGCACAGGCTCTTTTTTTGTCGGTGTTTTGCCTCACTGTACCAATGTCGGCATGAAACTGATAATTGCAGACCTTTATGAAGAAAGAGCAGACACAGTTATAGGACGATCACAAGCGGCGCTTCCGGCGACACTACCGAGGGCTGCGGTTCACTGGTTTTCCATGGACTCGGCAAAGTTTTTCGTATGAGCAACCGGGGCAAGAGGCGGCACATAATCACCATCCAGGCGGCAACGAATGTACCTGATGGGTATGGCGGCTCGGTGGAAACATGGGCGAAATTTATAAGTTCCTGGGCGGAAATTTGGACACTTAAAACAAGCGAAGAAGTCATTAACGGAAAACTTACACCAATATCAAGACTTGTCTTCAGAATTCAATATAGGCGTGGAATTACCGAAGCAATGAGAGCACTGAAGGGCGCGACAATTTACAAAATTATAGGCATCAGAAATTTAGAAGAACGAAACGAAACTTTAGAAATTACTTGCAGGCGCGATGGCTAAAAATTGGACTGACATATATCTCGATTTGGACACCAAGAAAATAGCCTTAGAAATGGGCGACGGTGTTGATGTCGCCCTTGAAATCGCAGCACAGCGGATTGTCGACCTTACAGAGACTAAATTTATGAATCTCACGCAAGGATCAGGGTCCGGCGAGATGTTGCGGGAATTTTTCGATTTCAAGTCATTTTATAAAGACGGTGGATGGGTTGCCGGCGTTTTCGGTAGCAAGTCAGGGCCATGGACCGAAACAGTAGGAGGTAGAGCGCATTTCTTCGAATACGGACGATCGGCGCCAGGAAAGGGCAAAGGCAAGGGCGGACCTCAACCAATCAGCCAACGGCCGCAGCCACCACGGCCTTTTATTCGTCCAGCCAGGAATCAAGTCAAAAGAGAATTAGGCGGCATTACCGGGAAAGAGATTGCCCGGGTGGCGGCCAGACTGAACAGGCATCCGGAATTAAACAGAGGCTTAGCCGGTTTTAAAATATGAAAGAACTTGCCGCAGCCATAACGACACGATTCAACACCGCCAACAGCCTTAAAACGGCACTTGGTGGGCAATTATATCCATATGAGGCGGCGCAATCGGCGGTTTTTCCTTATGGGGTTTATTACTTCATTGACGAAAACACCGATTACGATTTCAGCGACGAGCGGCGAGATATTTTCTCGCAGTTTTCTCTTTTCTCTGAGAGCAGCTCACCCAGTGAAGCATTTACTCTTGGTAGTCACGCACAGACACTTTTTGACAATGCAAAAATGACACTCGCGGGATTCGACTTAATCCAGTTCAAAAGGACAGGCTCTAGGCTCCTGCGGGATGAAGAAATGAACACCTACACCATGATACTCGAATATCACGCAATCATTGAACGGGGGAGATGATGTCAGAATCAGTAGAAAAGATAATCCATGACAAAATGGCCGAGGTTGCCGAGTCCGTCTGGTCTGAACACGGCATAAGGGTGGATCAGGTTATGTTTAAATGGGAAGACATGAAAGATATGGATGAGGAAGTTTTCAGAATCAAATCAATCTCAATTGCAACGACCACATGACGAAACTGGCGATAGGTTTACCGATATTTGACGAGAAAGTGCATACTCAATTTTTTGTGTCCTTCCTCGGTCTTGATAAGCCAGATGATACGATGATTCTATTCCCTTCGGTCCCTTCTGGAAATTCCGACATTGCGTCAATCCGGGAGTCACTTTGCGACCAGGCGTCAGCTAGCGGCTGCACCCATATCATAATGATGGACACAGATCAAGTTTATCACGATCAAGACCTGATACCGCGATTGCTGGCGCATGATCTTGATATAGTTGGTGGCAAAGTTCACCGGAGATACCCGCCCTTCGAGCCAATACTTAATGTAAATCATGAGCATGTTTCGGATGAAGAAATAAATGCTGGCGGGCTGATAAAAGTTGACGCGACCGGCACGGGTTGTCTTCTAATAAAAACAGACTGCCTGAAAGACATCCCGCGCCCGTGGTTTGAAATAACAACAAAGCCTGACGGCAGCACAATAGGCGAAGATATAGGGTTTTGCTATAAAGCAGCGGCAGCAGGAAAAGAAATATTTGTAGATTGTGGCGTTGAAATAGGCCACTTGGCAACGGTGCAGATCAACAGCGCCATTTATAACATTTGGAAAAAATTAAAGGTGAAAGCATGACGACTTCTAAACCCGGCTATCTGGGGAAAGTAGCGCTTGGAGTAGACAAGGTTTTGGGTATTGGTAACTGGTCCATGGATGGCATGAGCCTTGCCGAGATGGACGATACAGAGTTGGGCGACGAGGCCACAAAGTATGTTCTGGGAATCATGGACGGTGGCTCAATCTCTTTTGCGGGCAACCATAAGCCGGGCGACACTTCCGGACAGCTTGCTCTCTTGACTGCTTTTGATGCCAGAACAGAGCTTACTGACTTGCGTTTTTACATCGACGAAACGAGCTACTACGTGCCTTGCCAAACTGCCGGCTATCTGCATCCAGGCAAAACGACCGGAGCAAACACGGCAGTATCTAACGTGGTTATGAAATCCGCACCGGTGAATTACGACAAAGGCAGTTTAGGACAAATTTCCTTCTCTGTCCGCGTCAATGGCAACATGGTTTTAGTTTAAATATTAATTCGGGGGAATTGATTAAATGAAATTCACGACAAAAACAAGAAATTTACCGAAAGACTTCAAGCAAAAGTTTTACTTCGTGGACGGTGATGAATCGTCCGGAGTGGAGCTGTGGTTCATTTCTGACGAAGAAATGCGCGAAGAGCGGAAAAAGTACATCAAGACCTTGGTCGAATACGTTCACGATCCGAAGACCGGCAAATTGACGCGGGTCGAAACAGAGAAAGCCGACACTGAGGCTTTTATTACTTGGTGGATAACTTCGCTCATTTCTGATTTCTGGGGTGTCATTGCGGATGATACCCCGCTTGAGGTTACCGCCTACACCAAACAGGCTCTTTTTCTCGGCAGTAATTTTGACGAAGCAACCGGCAAGTTTACCAGCGTTATTGATGAGGAAAGGGCTTTCAATAAATTCGTCATTGAGAAAAACGCCGAACTGCACAGAAACGTCATTGAGCTGTTTGGGGGAACAAGCAAGGGAAAAAACTCCTTGAGCACACAGTAAGCTATTTCAATAAGCCGGACTGCAATATCTGTGTGCTCGTTTACAAAGGGGGAGAAACGCCCTGCCATATGTGTTTCCCGGTGGAGCTTATGCCGGGAAACGGAGAAGTTTTTGAAGCAATTGTTTTATGTCGCGGCCAGTTTAAAAGAGAATGGTTCCAAGAGGATAAGCACTCAGCCTTTAAGCCTTACGCGGTCGATCATACCGGCGTCTACCACACGTTAAAAGGGGCAGGGTTAATGCAAGATGAAATTTTTGTAACGGTAATACAGATGTTAAACCATTTGCTTGCAATTGACCTGATATGAGCGCCGGAACTCTTTACGTTGCCATAAAGGGCGACACCAAAGACCTTGTTGCGGCGCTCAATAATGCCAAAAACGCGTCTATAACTTATGGTAAGGGCGCGAAGGATGCTATCACTCCGGTTCAGACCGCAGTTACAGGGCTACAGAACAAAATACTTGCCCTTGGTGCCACTTATCT